GCCGAATTTTCTTCTCGTCCGCCTGCGCAGCCCATCCCCTCAAACCTTCATCTGACAGCGCCACAGGATCACTCTGGTAAGTCAGTAGCTTCTCCCGAGCGTTCGGCACACACGCCTCCTCCAAAAAACACTTCCAAACATCCTCAACAGCTCGGTCCTCATCCTGCGGCAACGACACCTGCGGGGCACTCAGATTGCGCGCGGCCGAAGCCGAAAGCAACTCCTGCAACGTACCCTGTCTCTTTGAAACGTTGAGTGCCTGCACACGACTCCTATACACCCATCGTGGCTTTGGGACGGAGGACATGTCACCCGGTAGCACTAACCGTTGGGCAGTCACGTACCTATCCTGCGGATCCAAAGCTATGCTTCCGGTATCCTGCTCTAACTCCTGAGGTGCGACCCCAGGATTAACGGCAGCGTAGAACTCGTTGAATACACCGACGGGATCAGTAACCACCTCAACATGGTCAGGTTTCTGGGAAACCCTTTCCCCTTCCACGACCATCGCCGAAACCCCATGGGTATGCAAGCCCGGCGCGGTCACCCCGCCACCTCTCCTGACAGTCTCCACTAGCTCATCCACCAACGGGTCACTTCTCCCATCCTCGAACAGACCCTGCTCAGACGCGTGAAACGCCCCCAGACCAACATCAGGCTCCAAAGGAGTCATACCACCACTCGGTGCCTTGGCAACAGACGCGCCGGGTTTCACCACAAGGGCCCAACCTCGACTCAGAGGATGCACCACACGGGTGAGCGCAGCCCGTGTCATAGCCTCGGCGAGGAACAACGAGGGCATTCCGGTAACAGGACGGGCTTGAGAAACCAGTACCTCTGGGCCTGAGTACTTCAGACCATGCACCAACGCTGTACAGGTCTCACCCACCCTCACGTACCCGAGAGGTATCCCGAAAACACCCGGTTGAACCCTATGTGCCTTACCGAAAACGTTCCCAACCCATTCGGCAACGGCGGATAACGTCCTATCAACGAACGCCGTAGGGCCTGCGACAAGTGATGACATATAGTACATCAGCAGCGAAGCTCTCATCCCAGCATGTGCGACCGATGGCCGCATCAACGCCTTCGCTGCTTGCATCACCTCTTCCATCAACCGACCTGCCTCATACCTGTCCACGAAACATCTAGACGTGATTGCTAACGTGAGTCTGGTAAGAACATCCAAACCAAGGGAGGTGTTCAGCTGCACCCGCGTACCGTTTACAACAATCCTATCGTTAACCTCCGAAATCCTTTTTCTGACCGCTTGGCTGGTAAACTGCTCCCTCGTGAGCTGCATAGCGTCATTGTACACCCGATCAACGACACGCTGAGATACCGTGAACGGTTTCACCGTCCAACTAGACGCGAGAGACGGATCAGCATCGTATGACACCAATTCAGGTACCGACACCAGATAAACTGGTTCAGATTGGTCCACATCGAGTGCATGGGTTAACCCGCACTGCTGCGGGGCACAATCCAGCGCAACCATGCGGAAAAACATGAACTGACCTCTGTTCTTGAGTAACTCGACCTGGAAGTACCTCCGCTTCAACAAG